CCAGATACTATTATAGGTTTACCACCAACACAAGCTTCTAATAATGGTCTACCAAAACCCTCACCTCTTGTGAATGATACATGACATTTTACTTTTGGATGATTGTATAATGCGTTCATTTCCCAATCTGTAAGTGTTGAATGTAACAGGTATATATTTGGTAGTTTATCAGATTTAATACTATCCTTTATACCTTGTATCATTTTTTTGATATTTGTTCTATCCACAACTGATGTAGATGCTCCACTTGTTTTTAAGATTAGTGCTGGTGGATTTGGTTTATCTTTGAATGTACGTAAAAAGGTATCAATTAAACCACCAACATTTTTTCTATCTTGTTTAAATTCACCATTCAACCAATGACCTACAAACAGATAACAAAACTTCTCTTTTACATTTCTCATTACCTCTTTGATTCTCACCTCTTCACTACGGTCATCATTATATACATCTAAATCAACACCCTCAAACAGAACCTCAACGGGTTTTTCACATTTTAACTTACCGACTAACTGACCTGTATTACTGTCCTTTTTATCAAATATAGTTTTTTGTATTATATCCTTTGTAAAATTGGATGAAACTAATGTTAAGTCCATACGATTAATACCCTCTAAACCATCAGGTGGCATTATAGTTGTTTCAACTCCTGCAGTAACACCAATGTTAAAATCACCAACTGCTTGAAATTCATTTGGTACTGTAATCTGTATCCAAACATTAGGTTTTTGATTTAGATTCTGTACGATAAGTTTTGATATTAAATCATCATCCTCACCCTCTTTAAGAGCATCCATAGCCGTATTACCCCATCTTTGAGATAATATTCTAATATCCCAATCAGGTTTACACTCAATCAAAGCCCTAACGAAATCTCTACTACGAGCTCCATAACCACTTCGTGTTGCGATTGGACAACTAACTACACATAACTTTTTTATACCTTGCATAAAACTATCTCATTTTTTGGTTTCCAATTTTTAAATGCACCTTCCATTGATTCTATGAAAAGTCTACCCATATTTTTAGAACTCATATTTGAATCTGTTGAGTTAGCGAAAGATGAACCTTTCAATCCACATTTAGTTCTCTCATCAACATCCATCACATACCACTCATATAATCTATTAGCAACATCTTCATAATTACATCTATCATCAAATATATATGGAGTAGCAGGTGACCCTTGAAGAGAACGATTAGATGGCCATACTGGTTTTACCCAATCACCCCATGATAAACTTGGGTTTGTTTCCCACTTTCTAAAATTGTGTAATGAACCCAACTCTATGTAATCATCAGCGGTAATGAACTCTGAATTATCTAATCTCGGATGTTGATTCCATTTGAATCCACATTGGTCTTGTAGACCACCAGTAACATTTACAACGATAGGTGTTCCTGCTTTGATTGATTCACAAGTTGCAAGTCCAAACCCCTCATTGGATGCCATATTCACAGTTACATCTGCTAAGTTATACAACAGATTCAATCCATCAGTATCGTATTTCATATTAGTAAATACCACCTCATGGTCTGGACATATGTTTTTAATAACCTCTGGCAAATCTGTACCATTAGTATCCACCATCTGTGTATGTAATAATAAACAACATTCCTTAGCTTGGTCTTTTGTCAAGTCATCACAAAATTGTTTGTAAGCTAATATCACATCACCTGGATTCTTTCTACGTATGTTTCGGTTGTTATATAACACCACAAACTTTT